CAAGGGACTTGCAAAGCGCCGAACACATCTCTATAATGCGTGGTCTTGGCCTGGTAGCTCAGTCGGTAGAGCAGAGGATTGAAAATCCTTGTGTCGGTGGTTCGATTCCGCCCCGGGCCACCAAGAAATACGTAGTAAAAACAAAGGCTTACAGAAATGTAAGCCTTTTGTCTTTTCTGGCTCTGTCAACCAAGTGTCAACAGCGTTTTAAGCGAGACAATGGATTCAGCTTAACCGCCTCCTGTAAATGTTCTGGTGCCAAGTGCGCATATTTCATTGTCATGGCTAAGCTGCTGTGCCCCAAAATTCTTTGCAACGTCAAAATATTCCCACCATTCATCATGAAATGGCTTGCGAAGGTATGTCGCAACACATGGGTAAGCTGCCCATCCGGTAATTGAATTCCACACCGCTCAATAGCACTCCGAAAAGCCGCGGCCGAACTTTTGAATAAACGCCCAGTTAAACTCGATTTGGCAATATTAATTAACTCTAGGTGCAAATCTTCATCAACAGGAACTGCCCTATTCTTTCCCGACTTCGTTAACGCAAACTGCACCATTCCTTTGTGTATCTGCGTCACACGCATCTCTTCCGCCTCGCTCCACCGCGAACCTGTCGAAAGACAAATCTTCGTAATCACAATGGCATCAGTATTCCGGCCAGCCTCCAACTCAATCAATAAACGCTGTATTTGCTCATCGGTCAAATACGTCAATTCTTTTTCTTGGATTTTAAATTGCCGGATATTTGCCAGCGGGTTGTCTGCTTTCCAGTAGCCGAGCCGCGTCAACTCATTAAACACAGATCGCAAATATGAATGCTCTCGATTCAGGTTGTTTTGCGATATACCGTCGTCCATGCGCTTGCGCCGGTAGGCTGCAAACATTTCCGGAGTAAATTTGTCAGCAAGAGGATCTCCAAGCGCAGCACATAAATGCTTCAAACGACTGTATGTATTTTTGCCAGCCCGAAGGCCGGAGCCATGATGTTCGTACCATATATCTACTAACGCAGACAGTTTTCGCAGATCGCGTTTCGCTGGTTGCCAATCTGGAGTTTCTACTAACTTGGTCTTCAGCCAGGACTCATAGGAAAGTGCCTCGGCTTTAGTGGAAAAAGTTTTTCTGTAACGCTTGCCGCCACGCCCTCCTGGCTGGGTATCAACCAACCATCCAGAGTCATTCTTAGTCACGCTCAAGATCTACGCCCCTCAATTTTGTCATAGCCGTATTTGGTAAGTGGTGATCATCTTCTTCTCTGTTCGCTCTGACTTCATCCCAGCGCCGACTATCTAACCCGCTCAGTTCATATAGGTCGTCGATTGTTGGATCCACTCCTTTTTCTTTTTTCATTTGAGCTTTTATTTTTGACTTCAGATAGTTGTTCGATGATGAAACGCCACAAAAAACACGCGTCATATTGATACCGGATTCATCAATATACAAAGATGGTGCTATATGCCCGAACAGTTGATCCGTTATGCCGGTGACAATCCACAGTGCATATTCTGGGTATGCACGCGCAATGGTTTGAATCATATCTGGAGATGCTTTTCCGCCTCTGTTCCACCACGTCCGCCAACTTTCAGCTTTGATTTGAGTAGCCTCTTCCAAAGCAACAAACCGCCGAGTTGGCGGAGTCACAGCCTCAATCACGAGGCGCAATCGATCAGAAATATTCATAACTCACCTTGACACGTTTCATTATCACCTGTTAATGTGTCAATTGACACGATTAATAAACACATTTGACTCTATTTTCAACTCAATTTAGCACAATTATGGGCGACATTCCAAAGTTTGACCAGTTATCCATTATGCAACTCAATTTACCACTCATGACTCGCGAAAAATTCGCTGACTTAATCGGCTTGCCCGCGTCGGTCTTTATTGCACAGTCTGAGAAAGGTTATTGGCCGCTTTGCAAAATCGGCAAAAGAGTTTTTGTAAATGTTGCACTAGTTCATCAACAATGTTTGGAGAGGGCTTTCAAATGAGCAACGTCGATCCACGTCAGATTTATTTTCTTTTTATAAATACTCTAGCAATTGCGATCAGTACTCTGCCGATTCAAGAGCGAATCGATGTGCTCGAATTATCGATCGGCTTGTTGCAGCAACAACTGAATGCCATCGCGGAGTCGCTGCAATGAGCAAAATGAAACGACTGGCGCATGATGCGCGAGAAATTCGTGACGTCCGCCTGCCCGCAACCCGCGTCAGCGGGGTGCGGGTGGGCGAGCGGCACGAAGCGCCGGTCGATCGCGCAAAAGTGTCAGATATCCCCCCCACAGTAAACACGGGGGAACGTAGACAAGCAGACGCGCACCTGATCGAAGCTCAGTATGTTTTCCAAAAAAATCAGCATGTCAGTGCCGTCCAGCCAAATCAAGAATTGATCGTTTCGTATCAGGCTCCAGTGAGTGCACCGATTCAGCTTTGCATGCGGGATGGCAAAGTCGTGATGCAGATGGTCAGAATTCCTGCTCAGAGCGAATGCTGCGCCATTGATACCGTGCGAGTCACCATGCACGAAAAGACTATTTTCAATAAATCATTCCGCGCAATGATTTCTGATGAAGATGTCGCCAGAGGATTCTCCGAGTGCATCGAGCAAATTTTCGGGTTTGGAATTTCCAAGAAATATGACAAAGGCCGCGATTTCTTTTTGCATGCCTGGGAGCTCGGTGATAACTACGGTCATTTTGCGATGGGTGGCATCAAGCAACGTGATTCGATACTGATTGCGATTAATGGTCAAGGCTGCTTAGCCGCGAAAGCAGGCTGGGAGCTGCGGCTATATCAATTCCTGACTTCCAGCGATTGCATTGCTCCGCGCATTACTCGTGTGGACTTAGCACATGACGATTTCGATGGCACGCAATTGTCGGTTTATGACTTCGATCGCGCATGGGACGACGGCGGCTTTGATCGCTATGGCAATCGGCCTGAACCACAAAATTACGGTAGCTGGAAAAACCATGATCCGATGGGCAAGGGACTCACATTCTATGCTGGAACAAAAAGCAGCAGCCAGCTATTCCGCGGCTACCAAAAGGGTAAACAACTCGGCTCACCAGATAGCCCGTGGATGCGCGCTGAAGTTCAGTTCAGCAATCACGACAAAGTGATTCCATTTGAAATCTTGATCGACCCGTCCAGTTATTTTGTTGCGGCTTATCCCGTTTTGCAGCAGTACAGCCCGAACAAAACCGGCAAACGTACCGAGACCGTCAAAAAAATGGCGGAAGCCGGTATGGAGCATTTCACCAAATACACCAAGCTTGGTTACGGCAAATTCATCCGCATTGCCCGTCAGATTTATGGCGACAAAGAATTCCTCGATTTAGTCCAGTCAGATAAAGAAGACTGGCCTGCCAGATTACGTATTCCCAATTACGAATTTTCACCAACGCCGCTTCATCGGCAAGCAGAAGCAGCTTCATTTTCACCGTTCGCTTTAACTGCATCGGACCATGGCTATCCCGATGACACCAGTTCTATGTATAGCCATTAATTACCTACATTAGGAGCAGTCATGAAATTTCAAACAGAACTCAAAGTCCTCGGCATGAAATCCAGCAAAGGCAAGATGGATAACGGGGTCGAATTCGACAGTACAAAAGTGTATGTCGAAACACCTTTAGATGAATCCAAGAACAATGCGAAAGGTTGCTCCGTCGCTGAATATAACCTCGGCCTAGCTGAAGAATTCAACAAGTACAAGCACCTGCCATTCCCTTTCATGGCAACTGCGACTGTCGAAGTGGTTGTTAGTGGCAAGAATCAAAAGATGCAACTGTCCGAACTCAAGCCGGTAGAAATGGCGAAACAACCGAAAGCAGCTTAGCAATGCGGCGCGTTTTCATTGTTCAGGACAGAGAGAGCGCGCTGTTTCTTTGTCCGCAGTTTGGAGATGTCGGATACACGCAATGGCTTCACGAAGCCGGACGTTTTGATGATGAAGAATCAGCTGTTGAAACAGCGAATTTTCATTGTACGGAAGGCTTCAATGTATCCACTTTTTTCGAACACACACAGCTAGATCATTAATATTTTTAACTTGATAGATCATGACTTCATTAACAGCAGAAATTTTCATCGGATGCATCGTTGTGCTTTGTTTCAGCCTCGGCTGGATTGCTGGAGCGCAGAGATAAAAAATGTTTTTTAATTTAATTCAATCCATTTTTCCGATTATTTTTTTGGGTGGGTTGTGGATGGGTTTTGTCTATTTTGTTCGCTATATGTTACGGCGTTTGAAAGGTCATAAATGACTACCACACAAGTTGTTGTTTACTGCCTGTCTGCGTGGGGACTCGGCTATGCCGCGGGCTCAATTCAACGAATCGTTCGTCGTTCAATTGAAATTCTCGATTGAATATTTTCCAGTTTTTTTGGCCGGACTGGAATCTTAATTTGGGCCTTGTTTTTTAAAAGGAAATTAATCATGAAAAAATTGATTCAAAAAGCTGTTGTAGCTTCTTCTGCCCTTGTCGCAACCAGTTTTGCGATGGCGGCAGATACCGACCCTGGCATTGCTGCGATCAATGCGTTGAACAGTACTGCTTCAACTTACATTACCGCCGCATTCGGTGTTGCAGTCTTGGTGGCAGGCGGTTTCTGGGGTATCACAATGATGAAAAAAGCCTTTTCCAAAGCCGGCTAACATTAATGGGACCAGCGTAAGGCTGGTCCTTTTCAAGGAGAGATAAAGTGAAAAGAATTTTTGAGTTCTTATCTGATTGCTCAGAAGCTGAAATTTGCTTTTTTATCATATTTTTTTTCATGCTATTAACAATAGTAGCCATCGTTTCTTGATATGCGCAATATCTACAAGCTACTCGCTGTTGTATGTCTATCTTCTGTATTGCTGATAGCACCTTTGCAGTCACGTGCATTTGCCCCTGCTGTTGTGATCGCGGGATGGCTATTAGACGTTACTTACGGAAGTATGCTTGTTGGTGATCTGTTCGCCGGTATCAGCGGAACAATCGCGGCAGTACTCTGGTATGACTGCAATAAATTCAAAAATACAAGCGTTTGCACCAACAAGCCGTCGTCTATGCCGTCGAGCCAAGCTCCGTCAGAAGGTTTAACTGTAAAGTTAGCACCCGATGCAAAACGCTCAAATCCTGATCCAAAAATTTTTGACGATTCGCGAGAATCGAAACCGAAGTCATCAATTCCCGCGACTGCAAGTGGTGGTGGAAGTCCGGCACCTGATGGCTCCGACACATTTTTCTGGGGTAACACTTACGACGGGAAATTAGTCACAGGACAATCCGCTGATTCTGTTGCGCAATCTATTGCGTTTTATGCAGATTGCCGATCGTTTTCAAACTGCGTATATCCCGGTCTAACACGCGTAGACTATCCGGTAATTTTAAATGGACCATCATCAACTGCGAACGGTTCAAAATGCAAAATTCAGCACAGCTATTCTGGCGGCCACTATTGGACAAACGGTAGTACAACTTGGCCGCGACCTGCTAACGTAAATGGTGCATCCTGCCAGCCTTCAAATGTAACTGGCACACCTGCATACACAGCATCGCCACCGACAACATACACCTGTCCGAATGGCTACACTTTGAGCGGACAAGTCTGTAATTTAACTGATCCGAATTTACTTCAAAAGCCAGCTTCAACTCCATGCGAAGTTTTGTATTACGCTGACTCAAAAGAATTTAAAACCGATCCACAAAACATCGTCAACTGCGCTAATGTTCCGCAAGGCCAGAGCATGGCATTGCAAAGCAATGATGACACTGGTAGTTCTCTCACAATTCAGCCGAACACTGACGGTGGTTTTGATATCACGCAAAAAAAAGGCAATGGTCAAAGCACTACTGCCCGAACCGGTCCGTACGACCCAACTGGCGGCGGCTATCACTTCACTTCAACATCGACCAATGTTCCATCTGGCCAAAGCCAGGACGGACAAGGTGATGGTTGCGGCGTTTCAGGTAAACCATCTTGTTCAATTCAAATCACATCTGATACAGCAACAGATGGCGTGAATTCGAAAATTAAAAGCGATATTTCATCCGGAAATGATCAGTTAAAAGGTGCCCTTGACGGCATCGATAAAGACAAATTTCAATGGAAATTCATACCGCAAATTCCAACCGCAAAGTGCGTTAATCCTAGAGTTAAAAATCCGCTCTCAAATCAATCTTTAGATGTCGATATCTGCTCCGGATTTAATCACTTCAGTTTTTTTCTGAACGCAATTTTTGCCATTTTGTGTGTGTATGGATGTACACAGCAAATTCGTCAAGCTATGAAGTCATGACATGAAAACCTATCTTTTTTTTATTGTTATTTTACTGAGCGCATCTCAAGCCTTGGCTGCGTCTAATTGTGGCGGCACATCACAGCCAAGATGTGATGTTAATGCACCCGTCGATCAACAAACAACTGACACCGTCACAAATGCTCAAAATTCGATAACACAGGCTTTGGACAGCGGAAAATCAACCCTTGATGCCGTGCCCGACAACAAATTCAGTTGGACATTTATACCGAATATTCCAACTGCAGCATGTGTCGATCCGGACATTCAGATGCCGTTTGGAACTAAGACGTTCTCTATGCACATCTGCGATTCATTTAATACATTTTCAGTTTTTATCAACGGTGTTTTAGCGTTCTTTTGCATTATTGGCTGTGTTCAACAAATTCGCAGTGCATTAGCAACGAAGGGATAAGTCATGTTTGCATCACTATTAGGTTTTCTCGGTTTTGACAGCATGTCCAAGATTGGCATGCGAATCTGGGCGGTCGCAACACTGACGGGATTTGTAGCTACTTTGTGGCTCGCTGGACAAAGTTGCGCCAACTCATTTTGTGGCCCTGCAATCGATTCAATTAGCTCATCACACCCCGCATTTGCAATCGGTCTTTCACTTGCATTTAACACAGTTACATACGGTCTTGCCTCTTGTTATATGACCGTCTGGGCAGCATGCCAACTCTACATCTATAAAAAAACTATTCTTGATAAGTTAATTTGATATGTCTGTCTATGCAATTACGGGCAAGCTTGGTAGCGGTAAAGGCAAAGGAGCCATGCGGCTTTTACGAGAATATTTGCGCGCTGGCAAACGCGTTGCAACAAACTGTGATGTGTTCTTAGAACATATGATGCCGGAGCAATCTCGCTCATGTGTTATTCGCGTACCCGACAAACCGAACGCCATCGATTTGTATGCCATCGGTTCCGGCAATAAGTTTATCGAATTCGAACCACGGATATTTGTTACTGAAACAGGCACCTACGATTTCATACCGCCGACTCCGCGCATACTGCCGGGTTTTGACGAGAGTCATAACGGCGCATTGTTTCTTGATGAATGCGCATCGTGGTTAAACACCCGAAATTTTCAGGACAAAGGCCGCTCCGTCTTGTTGGAGTGGGCGATTCACGCACGTAAGTATGGGTGGGACGTATATTTCATCTGTCAAAATATTATGCAGATCGACAAACAACTGCGCGACAGCTTGTTTGAGTATGTCGTTCGCATGAGTCGCTTAGATCGCATGAAGGTGCCTTTTGTTTCTGCTGGCCTGAAACTTTTAACTGCGGGTTTTAGCAACGGATCACTGCCGCGCTTACACGTCGGAGTTGTTCGGCTTGGTTGCTCCCCTGATGGCATTGTTGCTGACCGCTGGTACTTTCGTGGCGACGACTTAAATAACTCGTACAGCACAACGCAAGTTTTCAGTGAAAACTACCCACACGCAATTCATTCTGTTTTATCCAGTTGGCATTTGTCTGCAAAGCTCAGCTTGCCAACGGATTTTTGTGGGCCAGTCAGAACCCCGTACGATCTGCAGATAATAAAGACTCGTCCACAACCACCCAAGCCACCACACAAACATATGACTAAATTCATCATGCTCGCATTGCTGATCGGTGTCAGCCTCGGAGCAGTCGGATCGTACTTTGGTGCACCGATGCTCATACCAAAAAAGACTCTTTTAGCTAACGACTCGTCAAAACCAATTAAATTTTCAGATACGCTCACAGGTCGTGGTTTCTTAACCAATGCCGGGTATGTCACCGTCATTTTGTCTGACGGCAGAGTTGTGAATCCTCGCCAATTTCGAACCACCGCCGCAGGCTGGGAAGCAGAGATTTCTGAAGATGTATGGGTCAAAGGAGGTATTCAATGAAACGCCTGCTTTTAATACTTTTATTCTCGCCATTGCTTGGTTTTGCAAAGTCAGACCCAATCTCCTTTGATTTCGTAGGCGTTCCCTTGGTCACGTTCGGACAAGCCACTTTCAAAAGCATCATGCATCGTGATTTCGTTATCACGCCGGAAGTTCTCACACTGGATCGCAAGATCACTATTAGCGTCAAAAATATCGATGCTACCGATGTTCCTCGTTTCGTAGAAAATATCCTTTTACAGCAAGGCATAGCAACGACATTAAAAGATGGCGTGTACTACCTCGCCCCCGTTAAGAATTACCAAGAATTGCCCGCCGCAACAGAGACTCACAAGACGGCTGTAGCAGCAACTGCTACCGACGCGGCAATCAAACAGGTCACATCTACCGACGCTTTCTCTTCGCCAAGCGAAACCGATACGCTCTCACAACAACGAAAATCTGATGACGATTCATTTGCATATCGTCCGATCAATCGCTCTAGCGAATTCTTGGTTTCCGTTATCAACGCCGCGTTCGGCAAGCAATCCGCTATTCTTGCAGGCTCACAAATCGTGATCACCGGATCGAAACCAAATCTGACAAAAATACGCAACTTGATTGAGTCGTTGGATATACTCCCGAAAAAAGTAGACATTTCTGCTTCATGGATAGAAGTCACGCAAAATAGTGGTACCGGTCGAGGCATATCTCTAATCGCCTCCGTTCTCGGTAGCAAACTCAGTGCATCGCTAGGTACAATCAACTCCGGCTCAGCAATAAGCTTAAAGAACACCAATTTTGAACTCGTTATCGATGCTTTGAATTCAGACGTTCGGTTTAATCAAGTATCAAATAGTCGTATCGTCGGTAACGAATACGAAAAACTCAATTTGACAGTCGGTGATGAAACACCGACGATTTCTAGTACCGGCAAAGATAATGCCGGGAACCCCGTTCAGAACGTTACCTATCGTCCGTCGGGCGTTATCATTGATGTCTTACCTAGGGTCCTCGGCAGTGGCAATATTGAGATGATGATTGATGGTCAGATCAGCAGTTTTAAAGCAACGATGACTGGCGTGAGCGGCTCGCCAACTTTGATAAAAAGACAAGTTAAAACATCAGTGACCGTCGGTGATGGCGAAGTTTTGCTAATCGGCGGATTGAACGACAGTCAAAATACAAACAGCAATAATGGTTTAGCATTTTTACCGCAGTCGTGGACGTTGAATTCTGGATCAAAAGTTCAAACCGACTTAGTCCTCGTACTGTCGGCACAAATTCACAAATGATTCGACATCCGACTTAAACACTTAATTTAATCCGAGTTAAACACTTAAATTTCATAGTAATGACAATAAATACAATGAAATTTAAGTGTTTAACTCGGATAGAGCGAAAGGCTTGTCCAGGGCGAGGCAAAAAGAATTTTCCGTGCGTGACTCGTAATCAATGTCACAATTATTTTTTGTTGATGTCGTTCGATAAACCGCGATTTTTGGCGGAAAATTGTTTTTGAATCGGCGTAGCGCACCCTTGACAAGTCTGTAGCGGCATACGCTCACGGTAGGGGTGCAGGCAGAGCGAAGCGACCCGCAGGGCTACCTGCTCCCCTGCCACGTGGCGAACGCCGCCGGAGGCATTTGTAGCACTACGATTCTGAGATACATTACTGATGATTATTTTTCTTGATTTCGACGGAGTGCTCCACCCAATACCGAGTGTCGAAAACGATATGTTTTGTCATTTGGAACGTTTTGAGATCGTCCTGCGAGAATTTCCGTTTGTGAAAATCGTTATCTCCTCGTCTTGGCGTGAAGCATATCCTCCAGATGTCATTACTGCGATTTTCTCAGAAGATATTCAACAGCGAATTCTTGGTATGACGCCACCCGGAAATGCAAATACTCCCTTTCCACGATACGCTGAAATTCAAGCATGGCTTACTGAATCTGGTTATTGCGGCCCTTGGATTGCAGTGGACGATGCAGAGACCGAATTTCCTAAAAATTGTGAACAGCTTGTACTATGCAGAACTGCCATCGGTTTTGATGAAACGATTGCCCAGCAACTCAAAGTTATTTTGATGACTCATCAAAGTCAATTATCAGGTTGATACCGTAGAAAGACATGTATGGGTAGACAATTAGTTTTACGACTCGACGGTGCAGATATCCTAGCGACTTTTGCTGACGGTCAGTCCGTTAGGCACCATGATGCCCGGTCTCTTGCCGAGTTGTTATGGGATGCAGGTGTCCGCGCAGAAGATGTTAGCACCTTGGATTGGCACAGCGATGTTGATCAATCCTTACTGGCCGGGCAAAAAATTGCCATCCTCTCTTACCTTCGTCAACGCCAGATGGACAAATTTCCTTAGCCTCATCCACACGGCCTTTGGATGGCACGCTACAGCCTTCTACGCTCGCGGTAGATGTATAGAAAGCGAAGCACCCAGCAGGGCTACCTGCCCCCAGCCACGTAGCGAACGCCGCCGGAGGCTACCTGCGAAAAAGCTACACTGTTTTCAATTGCACAATTTGCAAATTGCGAAAATTGCATCTATACTTGCTTTAATGAACTATCGATCTCTTTTAAAGATATGATAGATTTTGGAGCTCTCCGTGAATAAATACTGATTGTGGTATATTCGGGCATAAAATAAAATTATTTAGCGGGTGAAGATTTGGAATTACTTGGAACCCATGGAACGAGCAGAACTAGGGCAGAAAGTATTCAATTTGGGCACTTCAAGAAGCCAAGCAAAGTTGGAAGGGCTGGTACTGGTGTCTACTTTTGGGCTTATGAGAATAAAATTGATTTAGCGCTTGAGTTAGCTAAATTATGGTGGGAAAGGTGTTTGAATAACGACGATTACGTCGACGATAAACATCAGGAGTGCAAGGTTATTTGCGCTACACTTAATTTAGATCAGTCTCTTTTTTTTGACGCTTCAAATTCATATTTTCAAGAGATACTTTTTCAAACTGCCAAGCAAAGAAATGTGACGAGTTTAAACGGTTTATCAAGACTATATGATGTTGTAATCAGTGATATTGAAAAAGTTTTAAAAGTGAAATATTTGGTGATTGCAGCCAATGTCGCGCGACCAAATTCAACGGTCTCAACACCAATGATAAGTTACACACCGAGTTTCAAATGTTATGTCGTACGCGATAAATTTGATGAAGTTATAGTCATTAACACGATCGTATGACCAAGGAAAGAAAAATGAATACCACACTTAAAAATGCAATTGATAGCGTTTTTGAAAAATTAAATGCTCTTACAGATGAGGAGTTTCAAGAACGTCTATCAGACTCAGAAAATGGGGATATCACTCATTCGTTTGTCGAGTTATTTACCTTTTGCAGAAATGTTTTTGTAAGTGTTTTTGCAATAAAATTCATTATTTCTTCATCTGATGATTTTCTATTCCCAGAATTTGACTATAAAGTTTCAAGCGTTTCACAGGAAGCAGCAAACGATTGTTCTTTTTTGATGGCCGCTTAGAATGAACCAAAAATTGCACCCGATTCAACTACAAAGTATCAGAGTAAAAGAGCTATTTCTAAAGGTATACGATCCTAGTCGGGCTCAAGAAAGCAATTTAGATTTACCTTTTACTTTTAAAGTTGGTCATTCGAAATTCAATGCTGAGGATAATCAAATAGCAGTCGGTGTTTTGGGGTGTGTTGGACACGATATCAATGAAGATAGTGCTGAAGCAACTCCATTTGTAATTAAAGCAGATTTGATTGGTCAATTCACTATTGATACGTCTTCATTTCCCGTTGATAAAATTGACAAATGGGCAAAAGAGAACGCTCCCTTGATTTTATTACCTTTTTTGCGAGAACATATATACGGTTTAGCATCTAGAGCCGGAATTAAAGAGGTAATCGTTCCAATGTTTGTTCTACCAACAATAACTATCTCTAACCCTAATTAATGCCATTTAAAATGAGATTATGAAAAACGTCATCCTTTGATGACGTTTTTTTATTTAAAACTTCAAAAGTACTTCTTTGCGGACCATTTAAATCAGCAGTTGGCAATATATTCGGAAAAGTGTCAACAAAGTGTCAACAGCATAGCGATTTAATGCCGCCGTAAAGGGGGTTGAACTTTGTCAAGTGATTGTTTTGTAAGGTATAGTTGGATAATGCAGGGGTAACATGTAGGATTGAAAATCCTTGTGTCGGTGGTTCGATTCCGCCCCGGGCCACCAAGAAATACGTAATAAAAAGAAGGGCTTACAGCGATGTAAGCCCTTTTTGCATTTCATCAATCAATCTACAAATTCCCTCCTTAATCTACAATTTTGAAAATACATATAATTTTTCCATTAGAATAGTTGCAAATATGCCATTCAACTTAATCCGCTAGCTGATGGTCTTTCACTTTTATTCTAAGGGATACGGTATGCCAAAGAGAAAATTCAAGATATATTTCTCCGATTTTTTTGACGTTGAACCAAACTTAATTAATGAATATGGTGCTTTTAACATCTCGCTGATTAACGATCTACCTCTGTTTGTTGATCCTTTTTTGCTGTTCAATAGTGAAAAAACAGAATATCAAGACCTGCACGAAGAAATCATTAAATACGTACAATTTTTAAAAAAGCAGTCAACAGCATCGCTTCCGGAGGGAGCAATAAAATCATGGTTTTACTTTTCAGAAATCAAAGAAAATTGGTTAGGCTATAGTAAATCTGGGAATGGCGGACGAGGTTTAGGAAGAAAATTTGCGAATGCATTAAAAATGAATTTGACTACCGTCTTCAAAGATTTTGGCGACGAGAAAAAGTCAGGTACTCACTTAGAAAAACTAACCTTAGTAAAAAATGGCATCGGGAAAGATCAAATTAGTGACTTTACCTGTAATCTAATTTGTGGACATCTTGCAGAATTTACTGAAACTTTCGCTCTTAAACACATTAATCCGACGAAGTTGCAAAAATTTAACGTTCCAAAAGTAAGCTTTAACTACAAAACTCAAACTTGGACATCCAAACAATTCACTTTGCCGAAGTTTGGGAATCAATTTGTGTTGCTATGTCCGATTGATATGCTAACAAAAGATGAGGCATGGATAAGTCACCGCGGATTTGTAGAGGACTACTCGCAGATAATTGCGAGTGTCGATAATGATCAACTAAGAAGTCAAATTAATACGTACTTTGTCTCTACACTACCAGTCAATGCGAATAATGAAGATTTAGAAAAAACACTAGAAAAATTAGTTACCAAATTTCCAGAAATTTTAGATTATTACATTGCTCTAAAAGAGAAAGATGGGATCGGTGCGAATAAACAAAGTTTAGAGAAACTCAAGCAAGCAAACGAAATATTTGTTGAAAAACTTAAAGCTCTAGTGGAGTTGTTGGACAAGACAAATTTTTACAAGACGTCAACTAACAGCTTTGAAGAAGGATTGGCTCGAATCCATTTTTTAAAACATGTCATTGAAAAGCAAGATGGGTACCGTCTTTTCTATGTGAACGGAAAGGCAATTACCAGAGAGCAAGATTTGCAAATAATGTTCAAACTTACGTGGTTTGCATCTTCTTTCGACTCCAACGCTGAAGTCAACAATGGACGAGGACCATCTGACTTTATGGTTTCCTACGGGAGTCATGATAAGACAGCCATCGAATTGAAATTAGCAAAAAACAACAAATTAGAGGGCAACTTACTAAAGCAAGCAGAAATATACTCTGATGCAGCACGCGCAACTCATCCTCCAATTAAAGCAATATTGTGTTTTTCAGAAAATGAACTTGCAAAAGTAAAATCCTTACTGATAAAGCATAAATTAGAGAATAAGAAGGAGATCATTTTGATCGACGCCACTCCGGAAAAAAAATCAGCATCGAAAGCATAATTTAATATCCCAATCTATTTTAAGGTCAGTTTTCGATTTAGGGGTTGCACTAATTTGCCAAGCCTATCACGGGTGTAAATTTCTGTTGTACTTCTATTTTTATGCCCGAGTAAATTTTGTGCATGTGCCAAATCATTTGCGTCTGTAGCTGTTTTTGCACGTAAATCTCTAAATTGAAAATTTACACCTGAGGATTCTCTCGCCTTATCAAAGCGAGAGCGCAATGCAAAATAACTCAATCGCTGCCCGTCCGGGTCTTGCAATAGTGCCTTATTCACCTTGTCACGCGGCTTGGACAAAATCCGGTCGATTACTTCTGCCAATTCGCCCTCAATTGCAATCCGTAACTTTTTACCCGTCTTGTTTTGAGTAAGGCTCAGACTTCCATCAGCAATATCCGTCACATTGAATTTCAACACGTCAGCCGGGCGCTGGCCTGTACACAATGCCAAGTCCATCGCATCTTGCACCGTAGGATGCGCACACGCCCATACAGCCGCATATTCATCGTCAGACACATACCTGTCACGCGACTTCTCTTTATGCCCTTTGATGCCAATACAGGGGTTTGTAATGTCGGTATAACCCCAAGACCTAGCATGATTGAAAATCGTGCTGAAAAGTGCCTTCTCGCGGTTCGCACGTACCTTTGATGTTTCGCCGCGTACGCGCAAATATTCTGCGATATCAAACGGGCGAATACTATCAATCGGAATTGCGCCAAATACCGCGTTCAATAAATTGAAATACTGCGTGTAATCCCGCTGGGTGTTTGGTTTTAGAGTCGGCAAGATTTCTCGCATATAACGCTGACCTACAATGTTAAAGGTCTTATCTTCCACCTGTACCGGGTCTTCCTCAAGCTCAGCCCATTTCCGACGCGCTACATTGAGGTCGTTACCTAACGGCGTCCACTTGCGCGGCACCGTGGTGGAAACGTGGTAGTACCAGCCATTCTTTTTCATGCTCATACGTGGTGGTAAATTATGCTGATTTGTACGCTTGCGACCCATAGTTTTATCGTGCTCTTAATTGGTTTAATGCTTGGAAGTTCGGTTTAACTGTTAGTACAACTGGCTGGTTTTCCTGCCTAGGCATAGGGCTAGACGCGCCTAGGCGGGACTCAAAATATGTTCTGGCGACCTTTGGGCGGTTTTGCCCGGTGACTTCAAATTTCCAACCGTTACGGCGTAACCAAGTAATCTGAAGTGAATAGAAAGCGTATCCGGTCAGTTCGCGCAGTTCTTCGACGGTCAGGAACATTTACACTCCCTTCAATTTTCTGATTTTTGGGCGTTCGCACATTTCGCTAATCAGCCCCCTGACAGCCTCAACCTGATACATCGTCGGCTCTAACAAGTGATTCAATAAATCAGCACACGACTCCAGATTGGCGGCATGGCTTGAATCATTCATACTGCGTTGACAAATATCGTTAATCGAAGTCAGCGCCAATAATTGCTTCTCTAAGATTTCAATTTTTTCTTTCAGTAAATCCAGTAACATGATGTTTCCTTTGTGTAGTTAATTCGGTCACTCTGCAAAGCCTTTGGGATGCAAAAATCCCTGCTAAGTAACTCAAGCATTTTTAAAAACAGTTTTTTGGGAATTGAATTAAGTCGTTTTAGAAAAACAGCTTAATTTTTTTGTTGAATCAACCGAATCAACATCGCATTCGGTCAAAGATCGTATTTTTTTGAATGATGGTATCCATCCAAAACGGCACTGACTGCGTATCGGCATCAGTGCCGGGCGTACAGTTATTTACACGAGTCCAAGTAGAACCAAAACCCGATTTTTTGAGAATCACCTGTGCTTGTGCGTAACCGTTTGTTTGAATTTCTTTTTGATTAGCTTTGACCGATTCAATACGAGTCCATGTATAGCGCGTGGATTCGTACACTTTCAAAGGCGCATCGCTGGAATAGATACCAATCGGTTTTTCGCCCTGCGGTTCGCCATAGCGGTTAGGCGTGTCGTGGTGCAACTTAGCAAGCTTGATAGCCTCTTGTTTGCGTGGCAGTGCTGCGCCACCTATCGCGGTCAGAAAATTGGCATAGTCGGCACGTTGCTCTGTTTCGCCTTCAATATTCACTTTCTTGTTTGCGGCATGCCATGCCTGTACGACGTGCTTTGGCGCATTTTGAAGGCTGGCAAATGGTATTCTGCGCAACTCACGCCACACCATCACGCTACCAGCGCCAAAGGCTTGGAATTGACGAATATTGTGTGTCTTCGCCCACGCAGTAACATGCATGCTGGCGGTTAATGCTGGCTGGCCTGTCAAGTCTGTTTCCAGCTTATAGCCGTCAATATTTTTAGCGATGTATTTTGCAACATAGCCAGTCGCGCTGCCGCGTTCCGAATCAATTTCTTTGAAATTGCATCGGTTCTTTTGTGCGCCCTGTTCCTCCGGGCTATCAAATAAAGCATAGTGCCTGATAACGTTTTGCACGATAGAGGACTGCTCAGGTTTAACGAATATAATCAGATGCCAATGCGGGCATGCATCATGATGTGGCTCGGCTACACGTAAGCCAAAAATAGATATGCCTTCACGTTCCAGTTTTGCACGAATGCGACTCCAGACGTTGCAGAGATAGTCTTGTGCCTGACGTGGCGTTTTATTGCGGTATTGGGGATTCACTTGCCCACTTGCGCGCAATGTCGCGTGAAAATAGGACGGGCAGGTAATCGTCACGAATAATGCAGAATAGCCGTTCATATTTGCGTAGTCTTCCATTCCACGTACACGGGTCATCAATTCGGCGCGGCGAATAGCTTTATTGCTGGTAGAAAGTTCAGCTAATTCTTGCAACGTAAAGCGATCACCGTTTTCATTTTGGAGAACGGCAGATTCCATCCAAAGGCGATTGCGCTCTTCCTGACACACGCAACGCCTTACAGCGTCACGACTGGCGTATGGCTCCCGCTTCGCTTGGACAAAACGCAATTTAATGTTTCCGGTTTCAATTGCCCTTGCATGTACTTTGCGCAATTGCCTACGCCACCAATGCACGCAGGAGATACGTTTTTTACGCGCTTCTAACGTATCGCCTTTTGGTTCTTGAATATTGGCTTGCAAACATGTGTTGGCAATAATTTCTTCAGCAGCCCAATCTTCTTTTACTGCACTCAATATCATTGCCATATTGTTTGCACGTCTGCGCGCTGTTTCGATGATATCTGCATCACTTGCAGTCAAATCAAGTCCTCTTAACGCATGCTGCTTACGAAAATCGTTAATGATGTTGTCTGCAATTGAATCAACAATTTTGTAAGAAACAAAGTGCTTGCATGCGCTGATAACCCTTGCAATCAATTCAGGTTTCCACCGTGGCGGCAACCCGGCAAGATCGGGATGCGCCGCGATGCGGTCATTGCGTAAGCGAATAGCCAATTCGTAATTCATAACCAAGTTCGCTTACGACTACGTTGTTTTCTTTTGTTGGCAATTGGCAATAATTGCCGCTGTAACCAAAATGCCAAAAACAAGCAAGACTTTTCCGTTACCGTTGCTGCTTAACATTGGAATAGCTGGAATTGGGTTCATTACGCTACCCCTTTCACAGATTCATCATTTATAGCGACTGGCGATTTTGCGTAAAACTGCCCCAACAAATCAGCATGCGATTTAGGGTCGATATCGCCTTCAACTGGCGTAACAATTGGATTGCCTTGAAGCAAGCGGAATATCAAATAACCTTCTGCCATTGCACCGAATAGCTCTTGATGTTCCTGCACAGTTTCTTGGTGATATCCACCCAACATGCCATTGCGAATTGACTTGTTCAGAATTTCTGCAATGCGTTCATCGTTTGCGCTCATTCGCTCTAAACACTGTTCGAGCAAGGCAGGGGTAACAGAATCGCTAATGTAAAAACAAGGGCGCTGAACATGACGAATCATTTCACTCCCTGATTTAACGTCGTCTGCTACCGCATCGGTTTTTGTTGAAGCAGTTTCTGCTTCAGAAAGATCAATTCCTTTTTCCTGATAGAAGTCGTGCAGATTTTGTAAAAATGGGATGTCAGGAACAAAGCGACCAGTTTCAAACTGTTTGAGTTTATAACCCGGCAACTTGGATTGCTCGATAACGTCGGCTTGAGTTAAGCCCAATTGAAAACGCGAAGCACGGGATTGTGCTGCGGTAAGTGGTAGAACAGATGGTATTTTCATTTTATCCTTTCATATATCCATAACGAGCAAAATGCTCGATTTAGATTATAAACCAACAAAAACCATCGTCAACTCTTTTTCGATAATTTTGTATATAAAATGAGAATTTATAGTTTTAAGGGCGAAAAAAAAGCCTAGGTATCTAGGCTTATTCTTGTGACTTACAAAGTTCTACTTTATTTTTTTTACTCGCTTTAACAGCTCGTTGTGCACTGCTCCGTCAAACTCAGGCAAATCATTTTTGATAATTCCATGAGCAGTCAAAATATCCATAACTATGTCGTATACCATTGAGTCTAAACTGTGACGAGTTTCAAGGGGATCTACTCGTGCATAAATTAAAGACGAAACAGAAGTTCTTAGCGCAAAGGCTAATAATTTAATTTCTCTGTATCCGGGAAATGATGCTCCGGTTTCATATCTAGAAATTGCCACTCTGGACACACCAACTTTTTCAGGATCAACTGCTTTAGTCAGCAAACTCAATTGATCCATAGTCAATTCATTTTGCTGCCGCGCACCACGTAAAGAGCGGCCTAGAAGCGTTTTCTCAGTCTCGACATCATAAAACCCCCCTGATTGTCGAAGTTTCGCACCTAATGCAAACAATTCTTCATCGTCTGCATCTGGCAAATCGTTGTCGTCGATAGAACTCATTGTATTTCCAATACTATCAAAAGGAAATTAGGGCTCTGCCTACCGTTCGGAGATTGGTAGAAAATTTCATCGCAAAAAAATGCAAATGAACAGCCATAATTCTTTACTTATTCGACCAACTGGTAGTCCTTTAATTTCAATGTTTCTAGCCAGTTGTCGATACTTACGGTGCGCTAACTTCAGGATATGCGCTCACATTTTTTGCCACTTTAACAAATGCCTTGTCAAAGGTTTTAAATCCCGACTCTTTCGCACTCATAGCCAAATGTAATGCATCGCCAAAATCCATCCCACCTTCATACCAATGTAGCGCATAGGCAAGCGCATCCAGATTTTGCGGTTTAAAATTTTCCATCCCGCAAAGCAGCCTAATCGACTTAGCAATTTCCGGGCGCTCACAGTCGCAAGACTCCAGCACCCAAACCAACTCCAGAAAGACGGTTATCGGTGCGGTACATGGTTCCGCACCGTTTAACAGCTTTTCTGCAATGTCTGCTTGTGCTGGAGAGTCATTAAGCAAATAACGGGCAAGGATGTTGGTATCAATAGCAATCATGCCATTCATTCCTTACTAGCATCGTCTTGTGCCTTCAACCTAGCTTTGATTCTGGCTTTGATATCTGCATCATCAGGCAAGGTGCGACCTCGTTTCGCCAAAAAGCCACGTACTTCTCTACCGGACGTTTTAGGAAATAAGGTCTTAGGTGTCAGTGTCAAGCCCGTTGCAGTCATACTGATGACAAACTCAGTACCTGGGGGCAAGTGCATATCATCCCGCATTGCTTTGGGGATAACAATTTGCCCTTTACTGGATAATTTAACGGTTTCCATATTGCACCTAGGTTGCGGTAAGTCTGAGCATCTTACCGCATGTACTCAACAGGCACAAAGCATGTTAAATTGAAAACTTACAGATACGGGATTTCAACTCTTTTTTAGGTCAATTAAAAATGTCTCAGCAAAACAAAAATCTCTTTATTCTCTTGCTTCTTTGTACTTCACTAAATTCCGCTTTCGCTGATAACAACTCGAATGACCCGTGCAAAACCCAAGCTAACACTATCGAAATGAATGAATGTGGGAAACAAACTCTAGCGCAGAAAGATAAGGAATTAAATTTGGCGTACCAAAGGTTAATGAAAAAACTCGCACCCGGCGACAAATATGATGACACTAACTATGCCGGAGCCAAAAAGCTATTAATCGAAGCCCAGCAAAACTGGATACGCTTTCGTGATGCTGACTGCAAGGGACAATACACACTAAACGAAGGTGGCACGATACGAGGAATTGTCTATCTGTAACGTCGCAGCGGATTTGTCACCGATTTGCAAAATAATTGTCTCGAACAAATAACGCTATTTGCGAGATAATTGTCACTAAAACGTTAAAGGCTAGATCCCTAGCCGTAAGCCACCGCACAATTTTGCGCATGTTTGCACGTAACTTTGAATATTACAAAACGCTAAATACCAGATACTCAGAATTATTTAACACTGCTATTGATGAGGCCTCAGACCTCAATCACCTGCACCGTTAAATTCGGTGCCTGTCCTTCAATCACGCCATCACGGATAAATACCTTTTGTCCGACTACGCCATTACCACGTACCGTTAAATACGCGCCGCCAGGCAACTGAACGACGCACTTTCCAGTTTCGACACTAACAACTGTTCCGACAAAAAGCGGGTAATCCGGTATCAGGTCTTTGAATACCTTAAATAAGTTAGCCATGAGTAAGTACCTCTATCGTTTGCCGAACCTTGGCATCATTACCTGACGCATTGATGGACACGCCTTTAACGATTCCCATCACCGAATGTGAGTCGACGTAGCGGACAAAGCTACCTGGTTCAATAATTCCTGTTTCTGCCAGAACAGGTAGGCTTAACGAGTAGAGTGTGTTCCGTCCGGTTTCGGCCAACGTAACAATTCCTCGCTGTCTTGCGGCAATTGGGCTGGTAATCAAAGCATCTGTGATCATCGGTGCTAACTTATCACCGGCTGTACCTTGGCGTTTAACGTAGCCCAGAATGCCGGCGCTGTTCGATCCACTGACATAGACAGAGTTATAAACAGGGTTATCTATCCAACTGATTGCTTCTTTAGCCACAACGGCAGATGGCAGTTCAATGTCGGGCGTCGTTCCGCCCCAGTTCCAGGGTGCACTCGGATACTTAGCGCGAACTCTCAATATTTGAGCGACAGGATCCGGCTGAATGAATGCTCCTGCGGCAGCGGCTATTTCATTAACAGCGGACATATACGTACCATAGTGGCTCCAAGCACCGGCGGGAACTACCCAATCGTAAATACGCCAGTCAACTTCCCAACCCAGTGATATGCCATTGAGTTTTAACGCATCATTCATGAGTTGCTGCGCGGTTCTATCCGTACTATTGGCAAATGTTAAAGTCGGACTATATTTTTCCGACAGCTGCGCTGATATCCCACGGCCAGACACGGAAATCGTTGCTTGGCCAAACTGCCTGTCACTTTGAATATCCTCTGCAATCAATCGATAATACTGACCATTGACCATAGCTTCCAAAATGACTGTGTCGCCGTCTACACCTGGCTCAATTAAGGAAATAGCGGATCGTGGCAACGATGCAGAAAACGACCATGTCCAGCTATCCCAGTCGATTTTGAGCTGCAAAGAGGTGGCAGGCAAGATATGATTGCCGTCGACGCGGCGCAGCTGTACGTTGTTTAACACGATATAAGTTCTCCTGACAGGAACAACAATCATTGAACCAGGGGTGACATAGGTATTACCAAAGACCAGATTACTACTTGTTGTTACAGGTTCTGCAAATACTAGATTAGCATCGCCTACATAAACGATAGGTGGTTTAACACCCGGCACATAACTGATGCCAATCGGCGGAACTATTGCCGTCTGAAATCGTTCAGTTTCGCGCACTCGGTATGCAGTTCCTGAACTGAATTTGTCAGATGTAGTTAAACGCATGGGTAGAGCTGACCGCCAGTGGCTTGGGACGGTCAACCGCTGACGTTGGCGATCTGCGAACTGAATATGTCCCATCATTTGCACGGGCCTAGCGTTGCTGAATGCAGACTTGTTTGTCGCTGCGTTTTTGTCCAAGTCACGAAAACGACTTTGTATGCGTGTACATAACGGGACGGCGTTCATCCATGTCATCGTAGCAGCACGACGCAATCGGTTTAGTTGGCGAATATCGTGCTTTGCACCAAATCGAAAACTCGTTGCGAGTGACCATTCGGTAGTTGCTCCGGATGATGCATGCCGTAGAGGCTTAACAATTGAACTATGGACTACTGCCAAAGTGGTTGCTGTGTTAAATTTTGTCTGCAATCGACTTACCAATGGCCTTGCTGTATCTGAATCATACACACCAGTTGCTACGATATTTAACGCTGGGAACGAAGACTGAAGTTCTATTTCAAGCAATGACCCGACATGTGCATCCAGCGTCAATGCCGGAAAACTACCATCGATTACAGCAGTCACATCCTGGACAACTACGATAATGGCCTGACCAGCAAACAGCAAATTACCATCAGTTGCCGCATTGTCGTTAAACAGCAAATTTCCATCATTGACAATCGTCGGACTGATTTTTACAGATACATCATCAACAAAGAGCAAATCGCCACTGGTTGACGATACCTCTGTAAATAGCAATTCAGACTGGTTCATGCTTAACTCAGGATAGCTGACAACAATACTGCTTTACCGCCCTTGTACAGCGTTGTACTCAACAACTTCAAATCACCTGTCCCAGCGTTGTCGCTGACGGTTAGATCAAATGCGACATCTCCCATACCAGTCACGACACGCGCCCAGGAGGCTATGCCGGAGTTGGAAACCAGGGCAATTGTCGATGCAGCGAGTATTAACGTTCCATTACTTACGATACCAGATGGCTTATCCAGTTTAATTTCGACCAGCATCGTCGATGTAATTACTCCAGTTATCGGCGGCGTGCCATCGTAGATCCTGATCCGGGCGTTTGCAGTTCCTGAATCCAGGTGTGTCAGCGATCCATAATGCCGAGCTTCCTGATGTGATTGAGATATCCTCATAAGACATCCGCCGTTAAATTGTCAGCGATGACAGCCTTAAACTGGTGGTTATAGTCGTAGGCGATAACGGTGTATTTTATTGCTGAACTGATGTTATTGAATGTATATGCTCCTGTGACTGGATCGCTCCATGTTTCACGCACAATCCTGCCATCGATGTCGCGTAATAATCGTACACGGCGATGGACTGCATAGTCAGGTGTTCCCTTAACTTTAGTCGTCCCAGTGATTTTTCCATTTCCACCGAAATATAAATCGTTTTCTGAGCGAATAGCATTCACGATTTTGGCGTTAGGAACAGGCTTCTCGATATCAATGTCCGGCGCGGGTGTA